TGACTTCCGTTTTGTGCAAATGATAATGTTAATTGTTTTAATGCTTGTAGCTTATCTTGCTCAATAGAATTATTTTTAACAAATACACCAAACTCTGCTTCTTGGAATAGTCCAGGATCTACATCTAATATTGCTTCTCTGTAGTCACTAGTTACATATTGTGTTTTCTTACCATCTTTCCAAGCAACTTTTGCAGTATCTAATAAACCGTTAAACTCTCTTTCAGTGAATTTATCGAACCTTCTAAATAACTCTTCAGTCATAACAGAAGATTGGAACACAGCTCTTTCTGTTGCTCCAATACCATCAGATGCTTGCACTTGTCCTTTTCTTTGTCTAGATATTCCTACTAGTTCTTCCCATTCCATTTTTACAGATTGTAATAGCTGAAACTGTGCCGCTATATATTGTCCTAGACTCATATCTAATACTTGGAACTGATTAAAAGAAACTCTTTCTCCTCTTTTACCTTCTGCAGTAGAATCTATAAAAGCATATCCCATTGCATCAGCATAATACATAAATTTCTCTTCGTCCCATCCATGTCTTTTAGGAATAGTATTCATTTCCATTAACATGATCTTATCTTTGTTTTTTGCAATAGATAATTCTAATCTATAATGAAAAATGTTATACAAGATCTGGTAGGGTACGCCCATGGAAACTATGGATACCTGATCCGAATGTCTATTTGAGTAGATTCTTCCGTTGTAGGGGAGCTTACAAATTGAAAGATTAGACATTTCGTTTCTCTGTACTTGATGGGGTCTGATGTTGACATATATATCACCATCTATTCTGTACCCTTCCCAAACCTGATTAACCCAAAAATATTCTACATTTTCGTTAGCTTCTTTGTCGATTTTATAGGTTTCATCAACAACCATATTTTGTTCTTGACCCATATCATCAAAATAAGTTAGTATACCTATTCGTGCAAAAGACTTCCATGTTACATGTAAAACCTCTGCAAATCTTTCTGCATCTGTTTCTGGATAGTTAGGACTAAATGGAGAAATCATACCAGTAGATGTTTTTTGTGATGGGTTTTCTAAACGATCTATTTCAGAATCTTTTAATACATCATAAAAATTATCTACAATAGCATTAACACTCATCATCTTACGTCTTACACACCAATCACCATCTTCTATAAACTGTATATCTGGTGATTTTTCATAATCTATATCTAAAGGAGATACTATTTCATATTCAACATCATCCATACATATATCTTTGTATGTATAAACTTCTCCTGCTACTAACCAATCAAAAAAGGCAGTTTGTAAATTATCTGGTAATTCTAACTTATCTATTAAATAATCTAAAGTTTGTTGACCCATAACTGCTCGAATATCTTTATAGTTTCCTACAATTTCTTCTTGCATTGATTGAAGTTGTGGTAATTCTTTAGAAGGCATTCCAGTATCCATGCCCATTTCATTTAAATCATTAACAAACTTTTGTTCTAAATATTTTCGTAATTCTTCTTTCATTAATTCATCTTGCATACTTTGCATATCAGAATTACGTACGACCACTTGATGTGAGAAAGGTCTTTTTGCTTTTTCTCCTAATAGTAAATCTATAACAGGTTTAATAATGTTGTAACTACGGAGTTTAGCAGGAAATCCTTTTGTTTTATGTTTTTCAGAGTTATAAGGATTGATTACATAGTTATAATCTGCCTCGGATAAGTTACCATTATAAGCATCATAATATTTATGCATATGAGATTTGTGTTGACTAGAGAACTGTGTTCTGTCAATAAAAGCATTCATGGATTTTTTCCCCCACTCTTTAGTTTTCCGACTTCGAGGGAGTTTTTGCTTCGGAATTCTACTCATGCTTACAAATTACTGAAAAAATCTTCTATTAAAAAACGAATTGTCAGATTCTTCGTATTCTGCTTCTATCTCTTTATTATAGAGATCTTTCATATGAAACATACCAACTAAAAGAGCAGATACACGGTCAAAATTGCCTTTTGTATTGTATTTTATTAGCTCATCTATTAAAGCAATGTCGTAAATATAGTGTAAATTAAGTTTACGATCACCATCTTCTTGTGTTCCTCTAGGTGTTCTTAACCAATCACGTAAATATATTTCTGCTTGATTCTTTCTATGACTAGATCCCATAGATGTACCATATGTTCTATTTAATCTACGTATACGTACACCATCTGTTTTATCAAACAGTTCTGCTTCAGGCATTAGATAATTTAACATTCTGTGTCTTTTAGCATAAGGTATTACTTCACCTCTATCATTTTCAAATCCAATTTGTGCATTATAATATTTAGCTAATAAAAATAAATTATAATTATATTCATCTTGAGTTTCTGGTCTACCTACATATGATGCAACAATCATATCATCTGGTTTAGAAAAATTGTTAACTCTTTTTATAACGTAAGCTGCTCCTAACGATGCACCATATCCATCACTTGCATAGGGGTCATGAACTATAAAATATAAATCATCAGGTATTTTATCCTGTTTAAATGCAGGTGCTTGATACATAACGATACACCCACGTACATCATCTGACTTATTATGTGGAAACTTCATAACAGGTCTTACTTTATCACTAGGTCTAAATAGTAAACCTGTAGAAGTCTCTACTAGTATTCCATTAACTGCCATTTTATTATGTAATCCTGTTCTCATTAACTCATTACGCCATGATACTAAAGCTGCACCAGGAAACATATTACCTCTTTGTTGTAAAAATGCCTCTCTAGGCATCCAAGGATATTCTGTTATATATTTATCTAACGTGCTTGCATCTTTTGCTTCTTTCTTTAGTTGATCTCTTTTAGCATCTTCTTCTTTCTTTGCTTGTTCTGCTAAAGAGTTACCATCGTTATCCATGTAACCAATCTTATTCTGAAATGACGGAAAGAAAAAACCACATGTAGATCCTGTGGATCCTTCATCCCATATATTATCAAAAGGATAAAGATCATAAGCTTCTGGATTATAAAACATTGATTCAAAATCAATTGTTCCTCCTTCCATATCACCACCCGTACCAAATAGTACAATCTGTCCTGTTACGATACCACCATCCTCAACACAGGGACGTGTTGCTAGATAAGATGCTTTTAAATTATCAAATGCACCGCACTCTTCAAATATAACTAGTGATGCGTCTTTACCTCTTGCAGCATCTGGGTTATCTTTAAAAGTAATTGCTTCAACTTCTGATTTATATCCTTTTTCTATGGCTTGTTTGTTGATATATTGTAGATAACTAGCTCTTTTGTGATTAATCTTGTCAACTACTTGTCTTCTCTTTTGCCATCCAGTATGTTCATTAAGAAAGTTCATGTAATCAGTTACCATTGTCATAATTCCTTTAGGATATAGGTATTTTTTATCGTGAGCACACAACAATGTGTAAGAATTACGTCTAGTATTGAATAAATTAGCAGCTATGGCAGCGTTTTTGTAACTAAATCCTTTACGTCTAGCTTTTGCTACAATTAAATGCTTACCTTCTGCTGCAGATTTTTCTAATGCGTGGAAATATTGGTAGTCACCGTCCCAAAAATTAGGAAATGACACTGTTTTTAAACCTGCTTTACGTTGTTCAATAGCTTCGGTTAGTTTAATTCTACAAAAATTTAGATAAAAATAATGATGACCTGTAATTCTAGTGTCACCTACAGTGTATCCTTCTGTACATCTTTTTAATTGTTCTGCCCAGTATTCAAAGTAAGGAGCACTACCTACAGCATCCCCACAATATATTCCTTGAGTTAGAAATTTTGTAGCTTCTTCACTAAAGGCTCTAGTATTTACTAACATATTACTTTTTTAATCTTTCTGAACGTGTGTAATCTTTTTTAATTATTTCAACTTGTCCGTCTTCTTTTAATCTAGATATAACTAAGTAAAAACTTTGACCATTTTCATATTGATGATGACAATATGCTTTTAATCCGTTTAGATCATTTTCTCTTTCTATCGTACCACTAAAGTTTTTACCTTCATCGTTTTCATATACAAAATGTGCAGCTCCATATGGTACAAACTCTCCTCCAGTTTCGTTATTATCATAATCTACGTGAGTAGTACGTCCGCATTGCGGACAAAATTTTTCAAATTCTACCCCATCAGATTTTATTTCTGTAATTCTTAGCTTGTGTCCACAGACACATTTTAATTTAGAGTTTGTATTAAATTTTATTTTTGCCATTAGTCTTCAAACATTCCTTTAGTTCCACCTCCACGAATTTGTGCTTCGTTAGCTTGTTCTTTTTTAACTTTTTCCTCTAAAGAATTTATTGTGTCTATTGCTTTAGGTATTTTTTCAGATACTTCTAAAAGCTTAGTTACATCTTTCATTATATTACCAACATCTCCTTCATCATCGCCATCTATAAGATTTAATGCAATAGATATTTTTTCATTTAACGCACTTATAACTTTTGAAGATGTAAGCAATCCTTCTTTAATTGCTTTTAAATTAGTTATGGCAGGAGTACGCTGCAACTCATTGTACTTATCCATCCCCTCCCGTACGAACTGGGTGACTGGAGATTTATCGTCAATGTGTAAGTCTTTGAGCAATCTTTGTTTTCTTTCTCCTTCGGGGTATATAGAATAGGGAGATCTGTAGTCGCACATGAAGTAAATGTATGCAAGGTGTTTTTGTGCATTCCTTTTTTTTCTGTCTTTGTCATTAGTTATTATTTTTTTAAACTCCGGTATTAGTTTAGCTTCCGGATTTATTACTACTTGAAAGTTTTCTTCTTTGAAAAGCCGCATCGTTTAATTTTTTTAGTCTGTTAGGGTTTACATGAAATCTACCAAAGTATGAAAGTCTTACACTATCAAATGCTCCTCTTTTCATAATCTTTTCTAAGTATTCAAACTGGGATTCACAGATTTGTTCTATTTCCTGTAAATCTCCTCCCATTTCGTCCTGTATCTCTTTATAAATTTCTTGTTTTAACTTGTTTTTTGCCATTATTTACTATGTCTTCGATTTCTTTTAATAAAGTTACTAATTTTTAACTTCATACATTACTACTCCTCCTAGTTCTTTTGCAATTTTTTCTGCATCTTTTCTAGAACAAGTAATAACTATTTTTTTAGGCATAGATACTTTGTTAGTAGATACTACGTATTTAATTAGAGCGCCCTTGTCCTCTGTATTTAGGTCCATCATAATATTTTCCATTTTTTTGATTTGTATGTCTGTTTTTAGAATGAACCCCAGGTCTCTTCTTTCTAACTTTTTTATAAAATACCGCTAACTTAATTCTTGCTGCCATAAAAATTTACATAATCGTGTGGATCCATCCACATTCTTACAATATAAGTATCAAATTCTTCTACATCTACAAGTATGTCATGTTCAAACCGCATTACCTTTAATGTAAATTGTTTCTTCTGATAATCTAAGAACTCAAATACATTCTCTAGCCCAACAATACGTACGTCAATAAAATAATCATATTCCCCCACTGTTTTTAAATTCAAAAGTTAAGACATTGTTTGCTTTATAATTATAAACTAATGGATGAAACGTGTAACGTATCTTTTTATTAGAATCATACAGCAAGACATTCTTATCTTTTAAACTTTTAATAGAATTATTTAAAACTGCTCTGCTCCAGTTAAGTTGCTTAGCTGCTTCCATCCTATTATCTTTCGAGCATGGGTTGTCTATATCTAAACCAAGAAGAGTCACACAAACATTAATTTCAGTTTGTGTCATTTTTAATATTCCGTTTATTGCGTTTAAATAATCTTTAAGGAACCTCTCGTTATTGGTTGGTATTTGTACTTTCATTATACTTAATTACTTTTTCTATTTTTCTAGAGAGTCTTTTAGCAACTAACTGTCTTACATTCTTTAATAACAGTATGATGCATTGATTCTCTGCACTAAAATTCTTTTTTTGTAAACTATAGAACCTATCT